GCTAAAATAGCCGTTACCGCCTTTAGCGCTTAATCCACCTTCGAATGTACCTTCACCACGTGCACTAATCGGACCGTTAACTGTTAATTTTTGTTCAGGATTGGCTGCTGTACCAATACCAACATTACCGCCGCTTCTATTATAGACATTATCATCAGTACCGGATACCCATAAACTGAACGTATTACTAGGTGTAACAGACCATGCAAATAACTCACCGAGCTCCAGTTTTATTGTTGATAATGAAGGACCAGCAGTCTGGGCACCTACAGTTGCCTGTAATAAGTCGCCCGTGACCATTGAATAGCCAACTGGCACTGACGAAAGTTCACTAGTTTTTAACAGTCTATATGCCATATCTATGATTATTTATGTGTCTTTTGTATAAATCGAGCTATTTAACTTCAACAACCTGTGACGCGTACGGAAACTTATTTGTGATAGACTCGTTACACATTTCTATCAGCTTTTCTTGGATTTTATATATCTCATGTAGCGGTCGATTGATTGTATCGGCGAACATAGGCTCATTTATACCTACAAAATTATCTAAATCTGTTGCATAGCCAAATAGATTTGGATCTGTATCAAGTAAATTGCGAGCTTTAACAAATTGTAACCTACCAACTGCATCATATTGGCCTACGTATTTGTAGTTCATATTATCTCTTAATAGCAAGTGATTATAAATTAATTTATGCATTGATTTATTAATAACCCATGATGTGACGAATTCGCTCTCTTTAATATTAATGGCACTTAACGGATATAAATCAGTCTTATAGCCATCATGTGCTAAAGTCTTATAATTGATATCTTCATTAAATTTGAATATTGCTCCAACTTGGCTAGGTACGCCTGTATGTATCGAATTGCCGCCCAAATGTACATAGTCATATGTATATATATCGGCATGCATCAGGCTAGTAAATGCTAGCGACTGCGTCGTTATATTATTATCCGCAAGCCTAAATGCACCAATACTTTTTGACATTTTCGTTTTGAACTTTTTGAACAAGCTCTTATCTGTCATGACATAAACTATATTACCATGCTTCTTAGAAAATGTAATTTGCTTAAATTGCTCGTCGGTCTCTAAAGGATCGTCTAGGAGTGTTTTTCCGATTAACGTAGCTTCATTTGTATATTCAAACAATAGACCATTATCTGTTAATACAAAAATATTTTTTGTCACGTCGTCAACCGCTATGCTGACAGGTGAGCCTCCCGATAAATTTGTATATTCAGATTTTCGTGACGCTGTACGCTTCCAGTTTAGGTCTTTGTCGTAAATTTTGAATCCGTGATCATCTTTATCCAAAACATATACATCATCATCTCCATCGACGTATATACTTACAGGGTTATTGAACTTATCTTTATCGTATATATTTTTACTCTTGCCACCGATTGTTTTAATTAGAAATCTACCAATACCGCTAACAGCCCTATTTGATGTCAGAACTGCATCGACATTAAATTTATGAATGTTTGAACCGTCAATTACAAACAATCGTTTCTCGGAATTAAATTGCATCGACTTAATATTAGTAAATTGCAAGCCTGAGGCATCTTCAATAGATTGTTTATTGAGATTAATAGAAGCTGTATCGTCAACGAAATTACTGCGGTATCCTAATAATGTAGCTGACGTTGCAACAACCCCTACATACTCGGATTGAGAGTCAATACTTTGCGCGAAAGCGCCAGCTACAAGACCTGACAATGCTGTGCCTGTGGCTCCTATTTCGCTTAAATCACTCGTAGCTGCAGACGCTGGCCAATACCACGTTACCTCATCTTTACCGGTATCGGCATCTGACGCAATGAAGCCTTTATAGCTTCTCGGAAAATTATTATCGGCTATTTTTGTTTGAGCATTTAAGTATAAAAAGTTATAATGAAGCTTAAACAAAGCGGCGTTAACATTATCTGCCGTACACAGCTCGTTTGATTTTATCTTTACGTCTTCGAACTTGTAAGGCAACGTAAGCATATCACCTAGATATCTATCTAGCGTAAAATATGTGGATATTTCAACATCTAACCCAGATGTACTTATAACAGCTGTATCTAATGATTTATTTACCGTTTCAATAGCCATTTATTGCTCCTCCTCGGTTTGGATCTAACACTGCTACTGTAGATGGCACGCTACCTGTGATGGAACTAACAGACGTACTATATACATTGTCCCATCCAACTAGATGCGACTTAGTATATGCCGGTACAATCTCGTCAAGATGCTCTTTTATTATGTTTTCTACATCGCTCTTTAACTTGCTGTCCGTTAGGGTAGTGTTCCTAATATTAACATTAAACATCTCGCTCTTTCTGCCAGGGATTCTATGCTTAAATACTCTCTCAATAGTATCAATATACCCGCGCTTACCAATTGGGATATCCCATTTCATTGCCCCTGTATCTGTATGCGCAGTATACAATGATTTGATATCGAAGTAATCTAAAGCAGTATCGTATAACGAGATGTTTTTCATACTAATACCGTTAAGCAGATAATGTTGAGGTTGATCTAAATGCTCAGATAAAAGTAGCTTAGTATAAAATGGTGATGTACCGACAGTTAACGGTTGGTCGAATATATCTGAATAACTAAATCTACCTTGAGGTACACTCTTACTATCGACATGTATAGTATTGATATAAAAATCTAACTGACCGCGTTCGGAGTCAAACACAACGCAGAAATTGTGCCAGCCGCTTTTTAATGCAGATATTGGATGTGATAAAGTAAACGCTGAATATGTTGATGTAGTTGTACTCGGATTATAGATAGTTGAAAGACCGAGTTTTACTTTAATATATTCGCCTCTATCATTTATAGTTTTACGAGCGTAGTCGAATCCAGTTGTTGTTTTCCATCCTGATAGCGGCGTTAATATATGCTTAATTGTCGAGTCTTCGAGCTTTGTACCGCTAAGGATACTTGTGTAGCTAATCACGTCGCCACTCAGCGACAGTTTTACAAATTTTGCTCCAGATACGGACTGATTCGTTGTAATACAATATGTCTGATAATCTCCATTGCTATCAAACTCGCACATGAAGTCGATAAATCTATTATACAGGGTTCCTGTGAGACATGAAAGCGTTGTAGTGAATGTCTCGGCTCTGTTATTGTTTAATTTACTTACCTTGTTATTGCTATGTAACACCCATATATTGTTATCTTTATCACAACCTATACCTTCAATAATATTAGCTGAACTAACTCCAAGTATATTAGCTGATATTGTATTATCATATGTATATACTTTATTATTTTGTAGCGACCATGGGCTGCCATTATTATCTACCATACTACCGTTACCGAAAATTATAGATCCTGATGTGGGATGTACATTAGAACTACCAGCGCCACTATGCGCATCGCTCATTGTAACAAGTACTCCTGTTGATGCAGATAGACCCTTACTTACAGAGTGTATATTAGCGGCTGTCAAATGAGAAGCTCCTGTCCCGAAATTCCAGACATTTGCATTGGCTAATGTACCAATATATCCTGAGCTTCTATTACCGAGATTATATTTGAAATATTGTGCTGTATCACTATTAGGCTTTACTAGGATGTAAAGGTAATCTTCACTTATCTCGAGATCTATCAGCATTTTACCGCTTAAATGGCTGCTACTTATTTTGTTTTGTATTGTACCGTTAATCGTATATTCATATATGTCGTTGTTATCGTCAACTATCCAGTAATTATCGCTCGAGCTTCTCTTACTAAATAGTCTGATCTGTTTATTGATATAATGTGTATGTAAATAAACAAAATCGCTATTATATATGTGTACCTTATTTTCATCTGGTATAGCAATAAATGGTGTTACAGTGTCGTAATTAAATATACCAAAACCGTTGGTAATGTAATTGCCAATTATTTGGTCACCTATAGGCTTGGTCCAATTAATATTATGCATCCAGAAATTAAGAGTAAATGAGCCTGTATGCTTAACAGAATTCATTGTACCGAAATTGTCAGCATTAAATGTATATACAGGCGGCGCGTCTACCGAAATGTTTACTAATTTGTAGTCTTTATATAAGTTTAGATTTTCAGCAATTAATGAATGCTTGATCGAATTAATAACTTTTTGACTATTCTTTTTACCGACATGATGATACGCGTAGAGTATTCCTGGTTCGAACGTCAAATCACTCATCTTATCATAGATGGTTATATGTTCAGCTGACGCGCCAAGTTTTCGTGTCAAGCTTTCATCCTTGTCTATATATACAATATTCTCAATAGCGCCTGACGTCAATGCAGATGTTCTTGTGTGGAAGCTTGAGTTAAAAAATCTATCTACCCAAATCGGTCCGGTTCTTTGAAGCGGAGAATTCGGTGCGCCAGAAAGCCACGAGCACAGCCACGTACCGTTCAGCTCTTCCGCGTTAGGTACGAGAACATTTTGTATACTGTTTTGCGATGTATCTAGCTTCTTAAATACCTTGTCTGATTTTATAGGCACGTTACCTGCAATTGCTCCAGACTTCAATAACGTAGTATCATTAATATTAATTCGGTTATATGGAGACATAACTTGCGGCATATGAAAATATGTTAGCTTGTCTGCTGGTATAAGTATTTCCTTTATATTCGCGTCATAACTAAGATGCATAGAATCATTGCCATATTCTTCGTATGTACCAGTATGGAGTTTAGTGTATGAGCGATGAGAAATTTCCGGCTGCGGGCCCGTATATGGATTATTTCTACTAACTCCGCCTTCAGGGGTAACTTGATTTTTGAGAGGTATAAATTCGGTAGCTATTTGATGCGAGCTATAGCTAATATTATTAGTAGTAGACGTGACAACGTAATTGTTTTCAATATTTTGGTGCGAATTAGACGTAGATACATCAGTTGTGGTATCGTCGACAGCGCTTACATATGAATTCCAAGTTGTCTGTAGATTAAAGACTGTACCGGTATTGAGATCTCTATATTCAAACCTGTTACCAGAATTATACATACTTAGCGATCCTGGTACTGGTATGGCTGAAAGACCAGGCGTTCCATCGGCATCCGTTTCGTTTTGATGGTTTTGAATGAGCAATGCGATAGAAGTATGCTGCTCAGTTGACAAATTTTGGAGCAATGTTATTGTTTTATTAGTTTCATCTAACACATAATTAAATATCTGTCTATCATGTACCGCGTCGCTCCCGCTACTTCTAGAAGTAAACGTCATTGCAGAGCTGTTGCCTGGATTTACCGTTAGATATTTCAGTGCATTATCATATGGGTGACGTACTGTACAATAAACCGGGTTAATAAACTCAATTTCGCAAAAATATCTATCGTCCATGTTAGCTGAAACGCCCGTAACAGCTACAGTTCCGAGATTGCCATTGATGACAACGAAATGATCATTATCCTTAACTTTGAGATATGTGAGCATATAATTCGGATACGACGTCTTCGTCGTCTCCATTTTCATAATATGATTTGTTGTTTTTGCTTCTGTTAAAAATAATGGATTATAATTATTATATGTAACGTCCTCGATCGCAGATAGAGCATTGATTGTAAATATACCTAAACCTTCTGACGTATATACTCTCATATCAGATACGTCAATATCATCGTCAAGCTTATATGTTGCGCTTAACGGTCTAATGTTTTTTGGATGGTATTTTACCGGGTTCATATATTAATCATGTATTACCTGCGCGTAAGCTGAATTTTGAGTTGTAATAGTATACATCGCTACATCAAACGTTACAACAATGTCGTTGCCTATACCAGATAACCCACTGTTATTTAACAAATAACCGGTATTATGTGTATATGGTAAAATAGCCGTGTCAGCCTCTTCGACCGATCCTGCGCCTTGTGCATCTGTTTTTGACGCACTAAGACCTGAACCAAGACGTACGGTTAATTTATCTGTGTCAATTACTCCAGGAGACGCTGCATGTCTCCCTGAAGCGGTTGTACCGAATGATAGAGGATAAACGACAGATTCATCATCTCCGAATACTACTTGTGACTGAACGCCTTCAAGCGATATTGGACGCGTTTCTGATCCGCCTCTATTAACATTTGACTGTATATTACCGGACAATAACATACCGTTGCTTCTTAATACTGTCTGGTAATTACCGATGTTATGATTGAACACAGCTCTATTCGGAGTAAACACATCCAGTTGTTTCTTAGTTAGGGCTTTTCGGTCAGTAGTATCATAATACCAGTTGTGCAATATTGGGGCATCGCTCGGTTCATAACCGAAAAAGTTAATGGTGTAAGTATTTTCTAATGTACTTAAAGCACCGAAAGGTCGATCTATACGTGTAATATTAAAGCTATCACCAGTCACAGACGTGATGATAGAGTAAGGGGATGTTACAACATATCCTTCATTATACAGAAGGTTGTATGAGTCTTGATCTAGTTCAACAGTTCCCGACGATCCGGGAGCAAGTGTATTAATTGAATATACTTCCCGGAAGTCGTTATCATTAATATTGTATGAATATATTGTCGGGTATATTAATTTGCTGTTAGAGGCAGACAGAAACGGATGCAATGATGTCTTAAAGAAATAGATATTTTCCGTTCTTTCATCATACCACGGGTTACCGAACCTGCTGAAATTGCTATCATCTCCTGATATAGACACCATAACGCGTAGAGGTAGAATAGACTCAAAACTATTGTTAGTTAGATCATATTCAAACTTCTCAACAACAAAAAAGTTTTTAGTTTCAACTAAAATGACATTTCCAATGATATCAAACGCTTTGATGTTATTGTTTAATTCAGTTTTTATATCCTCATCCTTCTCGTACTTGATGAATATAGCGCTCAGCGCGCTGGACGTGGGAGATATCTCAGAGGAATATACATTTCTAAAATAAAAGTCAGCTGTCTCTAAATTATATCTATCATACACTGATAATACTGCTGATAATGGTGATGTTTTTTGCTCATACTTCGTTGTATTATTGGAGAGCTGGTATTGAAAATATGGATGCTTGGGATCGCTAAACTCACCCGTCAATGATATATGAGACGTATCACCAGTATTTTGTACAGCAGTATTTGTATATGTTCCTGCAGTCTGATTAGTAGTCAGTTCAACAGGACGAGTTTGCTTGAACAGAGCAAACTCGTTACCGTATATATCAGTCTTCCACTGATATAAACTATCCTCTCTAATTAGTAAATCAGATTGCTTCTCTTCTACAGGATATGGTCGCAGAGACTTCTTAACATATATATCTGATTTAGACCATATATCCTTTTCGTCACCTTCCCAAAAATCTATGTCATCATGCCATCTACTAATACCTGTACTTTGCAATTGCAGTGACTCTTCAACAGACTGATACGGGTAAAACTTTTGTATATGTCTGTCATTTACAATATCACCATATTGTGTTTGAGATTCCTTGCCGGATCTAATACGCGTATTGTCGTCTGTATGGATGAGTACTGACGGTACATCTAATAATGAATTACCACGACCAGTCCCATATTCGTCAGGATCAGGAAAAACATATATTGTATTCGCCTCTAGGGCGGTCGGGTCGAGCTTATAATCAGATTCAATCCTCTCAAAGTTTATTACACCTTCTTTGTCGGGTGTAAAGAACTTACCAATATCTTTGAGAGTTACCAAATTTGATTTGCTTGGTATAGTAGCATGCCCAGAATTATATCTGTTTAGATAGTTCAGGTTAGGTGTTTTAGGTTCGAACAGAACGCCAGATACGAACTGTGTATTTGTTAAATTGGTACTCAAGTAGTACATCGTTGTGCCAGCGTATTTTTCGACAAGCTTGCCTTGATATACTATGTTTAACGTGTCTTTACTTGGTAGCTGATTAACAAACTCACTGTCCGGGAGCTGTGTTATATCTGTTCTCGGGATATTAATCCCAATAATACTCTGATCAGCTGATTTGCCGTAAATACAGTCGTTGCCATCTTCAGTTACTGTAAGCAGTAATGGAATTTGACTTAACAATTCTTGTATAGCATAATCAAGATCTAGCCAGATATTAGGATCGATATTTTCGGTGTTACTTTTCGACTCAGTAAATAGAACATTATCCGCGCTTAACGTATAAATGGCCGCGGAAATAGTTGAATTAGTATCAAAATAATGACTATATTCGTCATATAAGGATTCTATCTCAATATAGATATTATCTATAACAGAACTAACTGCTGGTATATTTGATACCGGGTATTTGTCAACAAAATCTTCATCATTTAATAAATTAGTAATAGTATCTTTTACTGACTTAGCAACTCCCCGTTCTGAACCTTTCAGATAATGTACATGCTTTACATTTCGTAGATCCTGCCGTACGTCGATGATGTATTTTGATATTTGATTTAAGCGAGTAACGAAGAAAGGTATTATAGTATCGAGTTCTTGCCTGTCATTGAAGTTTATTTTTGATAGAAAGCGCTGCTCTTCTGCTGTCGTATAATTGATAGTTATTTCTTTTAGTAGGTCAACATATAACTCTCTTCTATAACTATTGAAATCAGAGCTAGATTTTTTCTTAGTATTATACCAAGATACCAGATATTCGTTGTATTTAGCAAAAAGGTCAGATTCCGATACCAGCGAACTATCAATAGTACGAATCCATTCTAAATACGGTAACGGTTTAAGCTCTGCCATTGGAAATATTTATCAACAGAAAACGGGTTTGATACTACAGTATACCACGATTGTCACCGGAAATAGTAGTGTTGAATAGCCCAAGCCCGTCTCTAAGTTCATAATCTATCATACTTTCTACAATACCGTTAGAAGTACTCCAGTTTTCTAAGCCGCTTTGTGATTCGACTAAATTGGTATAAGAATTAGTCCAATCTATAATCCCTTCCGATAATACGTTCGAATAGTATTCAATGTGATCGTAGACGGCGAAGTAGGTCTTAAATGTTTCATTTGTAACGGTTTCTCCTAATCCCCAGCCCCACGCTAAATTATATGAACTAAGCGGATATGATGACAGCATCCCGACAGATTTTACATAATTAGGGTTAGTTTCGTAATTCAACACATCTCTATCCGATATTACAACATCTTTAATATACATTTCGTCATATAGGCCTACAGTACTTCCCCCTGCCCAATTAAATGTATCAGGAACATCTGCAGTATCGCTGTTCGCCATCCAAAATTCTATCCAAGTACTCCATGTATCGGGATCTCTCTCTATCGCTGTAAATTCATGAGAGAATTCATACCATTCATCAAGCGGAGGATGAATAATAGTAAAATCTCCATCAGGCACGTTGTTACCATATTTGAATCCGAAGCCTCTGATGTTTTTGCCGCCGGAAGGTATATAAATTTTTGCTGTAATTATATAATTTTTCCCTGCAACCACACTGTTATACCGGACTACTTTATGGTAAGCTATCGCCGTATCAGCTCTACTATATACAGCCATCGGATAATTCAAATCCGCATTCGTTTGAAGTATAGAAAGACTGGCTCCAGAAAATCCGTCCGTATTATCTAGATCCGTTAATATAATGTCTCTAATTCCATAGTTATCGTCAGTTGACGCTGAAAATGCATCTGTAGGAGGGCCCACGCCGTCAGTCGGACCATAAGGGACAAAAGTAAGATACTCAGAATTAGCAACAAAATCAGCGTCAAACTCTACCCAAGTCTCTAAGTCCATGTCAATGAAATTACTATAATCGATATGAAACCGTCGGCCTTCATATGAAGAAGCCGAGCCAGCGTATATAATCATCCCGCTATACGTAGGTATTTCTGTTATTGAAATATTTCCAAGTCGGAGAAGATCATAGCCCTCAGCTGGTTGTGCACCGGTAAATACATACGGTGTACCGTTGTTGTTTGTCGAGGCTAACTGATATATTAATAGCCTGTTATGCGTCGAGGTATTAAATTCGAAATCATACCACTGCCCCGGAGTAAGAGTCTTCGACCACAACACATCTGCACCCGGATAACCTTGAATAGAAACTCCATCACAAGACGAATTACTGGGTGGTATATAAACCCTGCCCTTGATGCTATAGGATTTACCGATATCCATACCAGGAAATGTTTGGTGTATATAATGAGAATCTTCGTTAAAACCGGCTACCATCTGTATAGCATTAGGGTCACCCATATAATCCCAATAAACCCGCTCATTTGTCCATCCGTGGTCGCCATGAGACGATGCTATCCCCCAATCTGATTCATAAATCGTGGCCAATTGGGTTACAGCAATATTTTTAAGAGAAAATTTATCTTTTGTGGGGTTTGCTGGAAATTCTGTACCCGCTCCATCTGCTCCGTCTTGATGCATATAGAAACTAATATAGTCAGTTTTTGCTACGAATTCCGCCGAAAAGGAATGCCAAGCGTCTTTCGCTAAATTGTCTGCCGTTCCGCAGAAGTCCCCGATGTGATAATCAACTCCGTCATAAAAACGAATATTATCTATCGCGCCTAATTCTGTTACTACAAGATTCTTAACATCAAACATCATCGATTGGTTGGTCGTGGGATATTCCCAAAGTGTTCCCTTTAGTGCATAAAAGCGTAACTCGTCGTGTTCCCTGTTCGTAAATTCAACAGAAAAGCTTTCCCAGCCATTCAGCGTGGTTGTACTGACTCCAACCTCAACACCATCCCGAAGCATAAGTTTAACCTCAGTTATAGGAGTAGCTCCGGGATTTATATAAATATCTCCAGTTATTTTATATCTTTTATATGGAGTTAATAGGGTGTCGTGATGTAAGAAGTGATAAGCAGAACTGATGTTGCTCCCGAATCGAAGAGTATTTAATTCACCACCCGCTGTGTTCGGAGATGAAGCATTTCCCCCAGTCGCAGTCCATCCCTGTGAATCAGAACTAAAATCTGAAGTATAAGTATTGGTACCAACTTCTGTTACTACAATATCTTTAATTCCAAAATCTTCTTCACCCGAATCTATTTTGAAGGTGAAATCGCCCGCAGCTTCTTTTGCCCAGAAATATAGAGTAGTTCCAACGGCTGTAAATTCTTCATTGAAACTAACCCATTCTCCCTTGGTGGTAATATTTAATATGTCGCCGCCCGGAGTCGTGGAATTATCATTATCAATTCCAACAACATTTGCTTTAACATTATCTTGTTCAATATATACTTTTCCTGTGATTTTATATCTTTTTCCTACAGTTAATGAAAGGTTTTTTTCGATATAGTGATTGCTATTCAAAAGTTGGCCACCGTTGGTTGTATTAAAGAAAGCTCTAAGGACATTCGGTTCACTTGCGTAGGTCGCTCGTCGATCTAGATCTCCATCTCTAGCCGTCCATCCATCTTCATCAGAACTAAAATCTGAAGTATAAGTATTGGTACCAGCGGTCGGGATATATCCCTCGCCAGTAATTTTATATGTTTTACCTACGGTTAGCGTCGAGTCTCTCCTCGCATAGTGGACCGACTTCGCGGAGTCGGCGACTTTACCTACTAAAGTATCAGTGCTAGTATCTCTATATATATCCATAGCAGACTCTTCTACCCAACCGTCTAATGGATCTGAATAGGTTCCTGCATAACCATGACCTTCAGTAAAGGATGAAGCATATACAATTTTGGGATGAGTAGGATCAGCAATATAGAACTTACCTTTTACGTTATAGTTCTTTCCTATTGTAAGGCATCGATTATACAGGCTGTGGCTAGCTGCATCAGAGCTTCCATTTTCTACAAGCACATATGTTTTACCACCATAATTTTCTATCCTTGTTGCTGTGCCATTAGATGCTCCCCAACCATTTGTATCAGTACTAAAATCTGAAATATAACTGACGGTGTCGCTGAAATCCGAATTATAGATTTCAGCCGGTTCGCCTGCAGATACATACATAGGCATTACTTTTTTATATTCATTATTATAAAACTGTCTAATAACTATAGGTTCACCAGCTGTAATAATCCCAGTTGTAGTGTCGATTTGATCGCCAAGATTTTTACCGTATAACCCACTACTGCTACCATAATTATGGAAATCTCTATCAAACTTACTTCTCGATCCCCAAGCTTTCTTGTGTGGTATTGAAACAAAATCCATTACTCGGCCGAGGCCTCCTGGATACCCGTAATTGTAATTCTTTGGCTGAAAATCATGCTGATCACAGATTGAATAAAGAGCATCTATATTACAAGTATCAGCGTCAGCAACATTATCTGTAAAGTTAGCTATTTTTTCATATATTACTCTTCCGAGAGCGGTTGGCTTTGAACTTATACTACCAACTATTGAGCCGTAAAAATCGTCAAAGAATCTCTTACCCTTATTAATTGTTATCGGTTGCGTTCTATAACTCTTTATTGTTTCTATAGGATCAAAATCTTCATTAATCTTCGCAAATGCATATTTACCAGCGGAGGGAGATATCGTAAGTGAGAGGTCGCCTTCAATAGTCGAAGTACCAAATTTGTTGGTATATTTGTTCAGCCAATTATATCCTGTCCAGTCGCCTCGAGTAATATGGTGACCAAAAATTCGTTCAGGTCGTATAGAAATAGATGACGTAGCTAATGTGGTAGATATTGTAAATGCTGAAGATGCAGTTGGTGTCTGTGTTGGTATATTATATAATTTGCTCTCAAATGAATTTATTACTAGTAAATTATCATATGGATCAAAACTCATACCTCCTAAGTGATGAGTATCGGCACTCATCGTATAATTATATACCGTTCCTGCAGACGCATATACATTGGTAAACGTTGTATCGAGCACGTTAATATTTGCTTCGATGTCACCTGCCGTTGTTACTTTCGTAACTGTATTAGTGTCGTGCCCGACCCAAGCATTTTGATATTTGTCGAGTACAATAAATTGTGGATCGCGGAATCCGCTAACTTTGACTGACCACGTTCCAGTCGGTAAAATTTTATATACCCAGTCAGCGTAAATTGCTGAATCTATATTTGCTTCATGAAGCACGGTGCTAGATACGTTGTTAATCTTACCCTCATACGGCTTAACAGTAACAACATTGTCTGTTACACTCTTGACGAGAAATTTGCCGTTGAAGAAGTCGTCTGTGAACCCGCTAACATATAATACATAGTTGCTAGCGATATTATTTACACCTGTATAGTATTCGTATTTAATTGTATCGTCGCTCATCGCGCGCGCTGAAATCGTCTGTATATCCTGTCTGATCCAGCTAAGCTCTGGTTGCTGATTAGATGTCGTTACCCACAGATTGCCTTGATTATCAGCGACTCCATCTACAGGCACTATACCTTTAGGTTCAAATACGTACTGTATATTAGCATAATTGCCTATAGGTACAGACATATTAAACGGAATAGCTCGGTTACCTAGTATAACTTGACCACTAGCAGGATGACTACAAGCTATCCAGTACTGTAAACCTTTACCGGATTCAATAAAAGCAGGAGCTAGCGAATCTTTACCGTCTATGACTTCATTTTCTGCAAGAATAGCTACATCTTGCGCTTCGCCAATTGTTCTAGATATCAGACCTGCGCCGTTGATGTCAGCGTACATACCGAACACGCCTGCAGATAATGTAATCCATGCATTTCTACTTGAGTCAAACGACACCCTTGTAGGTGTAATTTCTGACGAGGATTGTCCGACTGAATAATCTCGAATAATACTATTCGTAGTTAGCGGAACGGACTTGTTAATCTTATCTGTTATATATGGAAGATATATCGATGATGGAGAATCTGTATATGTATTTACAGCAGATAACGAATTACTTACTATACCTCCCCAAATATTTAATACCTTGTTATCTGAGTATCTATCCGTCTCATAAATAGCTGATGAGCAAAATGGTGAACCAAACGTTGGTGTATCGGTTTTGACAAATTCTATTTTTCGATCGTGCATGATACCGCCGACAGTATCACTATATCTATACACATCTTTAATAAACATAGTATTGACTTCACTCGTCGTCGGATTGCCTATAGATCCGGTAAATACGTCTTTATTAAATGTTGGTTTCTCAGGCAGCTCTACTTTACCTTGCAGTTTGCATGTATCTGTCGACTCGTACGGAATGAAATACCCTCTAAATTTGCCATCCAAGTGTACAGGTAACTGGTCATCTCTCACTCTATAGAAGTTAGTTGATATAAGTGCTGTTGATGTGTTCCATATATCACTACTACTGACCACAGACAAATTAGTAACATATGTATGCATGTTCTCACTGACTCCAGGTACTGCCTGTTGACCAGAGAGTGGTGCATAGCTTTGCGTAAATATACCATTCTCGTCAACTAGATCTACAAAGAACGGTACTTCAGTACATTGCCACTTATTCGAGGCTAGCGTCATTGTTCTAATACCAGAGCTAGTAAATGTGAGTTTGGATGCATGTCGATGTCTAATGCGCGCTGGTATTATACGGCTAAAATTACCGTATATTGACGGTAGCTTGACATCACCTCTTATATCGGATTCAATAACACCATCAACAATCTGCCTATAGTCTGAATGATTTGATAAATCTATCGCTGTAAATATTAAAACAGGATCTAGTCCGTGCTTTGGTGTGTCGTCACCATACACAAATTCAGTGCTACCGGAAACGCCAACAAATACTGCTGCAGTGGATTCTACATCAACAGCAGATAAAGGTACTCGCCTATAAAATTGAGCTCCAAACTTTTGACCTGATTCATAGTATATTGGCTCAACGGTTAGGCTCACACTGTTAACAGGACTATATATGATCGATCCGTTGTCGGCTGTTAATGTCTTATAGAATGACCAGGTATTGTCCAAATGCTGCCATTTGTCACTACTTGAGAGAGGTAATTTTTTTGAATCGGTACCGCTAACATATAAACTAATTGTATAACCGCTTGCAGATAATTGTTGATACGTATGTGTTGATCCAAATATGTTGAGATTTATCGGATTATCTTTTGAGCTCTCAAAGCCTGACGGTAAATTCTTTATTGCTAATGCATCGTCGGTGACAAGATCTATTTGATCAATAATAAAATCAGTTACTGAAAGCCGTTTTGTTTCTGTGCTAAGATATTCATTACCGGCTGAATCGTACGCTACTAATGATACTATATAATGGCCGGGATATTTATATACATGGTCAGCTGATGATGATTTGTATGTTGTACCGTCTCCAAAATCCCAAACAAATAACTCATTCGACAAATAATTAAATGGCTCGGCAGCTGTATCAGCAATAAATTGAAATTGTGTCAGCTTGTTTGTGAATCCAGAAAGAGTGTTAGCTGCACCGTTATCGCCGGTACTAACACCACCGTATACAGTAAACGGTATCTTAATTTTATTTGCAAATGCCATTTTTAATACTCGCTCGATCCTGGCCCTGTAAGTGCTGATTCTGACTCGACTACAATTTTATTAATAAACGCAGTAGCATCGTTCAAAAACGGATATTTATAATACGGCATCGAAACGTCAGCACCTGCAGTTATTATATCTTGCTCAGGGAAAATAGGATTCCATAAAAGTAAATTCATACCTTCTAGTTGATGCATACCGTCTTTACGCTGTGTGGCTATTTTGGATACACCATCAAGATTTAATATATCTGTCACCATGTTTGATATGCTCAACGATTCGCCTAATTTGAATTGTTTGAAATAATTAACAATAATACCGTTAACTGCATTTTGGATTGATTCGAAGCTTCTCGTCGATGATGAATTTCTAAACACCTTTAATATTGATTCATCCTTTACACCTACTGAGGGTGCCTGACCGACTGCTGGAATGCCGATATCTGCAGCAATATATATTGGATCCATGACTAGCAGCTCTGTTGTTAATGTCTTATTTTCTCTTAACCCAGACACAATGAGATTCTTTTGTGACGGTGTCAGATAATTAGCTCTCGCAACACCAGTCGTTATTTGCTCAATCTTAGGTACTACATAGCAATATAGATTATTAAAGTCGCACGAATCGGCGAAATTGACTTGATTTAATAATGTTCTCGGTTCGATATTCGATCTCGATAACTTTAACGTATCAACATTATACTTAAAATGACCATCTAAGTAATCCCAGTTGTTTACGACTTTTGTATCACGTATAATATTACTATATGTCTGAAGCAAATAATTCTCATGATCAGATTTCGTCACAAGCCTGTACTGCGTTGCAAAAACTTTAGGTGCACGGGTTCTGATTTCTTCGACAGTTTCACCGGCGTAATATTCACTAGACGAATTAACGTTGGAAAACTGTACAAGTGCTAATTGATTTTGTGTAGCGTATTGAATATTTTTATCTTTTACATATGTATAGATGTCAGTGAACTGCACTGTATCATACGTACCGAGTCTACTACGATTTATCGCACCTGGACCGACAGCTCCAGCTGAACCGTCGCTGAGCAAGTAATAAACAGCAACCTGATCACCAGCTTTTAGCTTTTTACCCGTTCTACCATTGCCGAACTTTAATTCATAGCGCTTATTTTCATTCAATCTTACTTCATATGTGCTCGCTGTACTCCTCTCTAAAAATAAACTTGTAGTTCTGTTCCACTCTGTCCATTTTTGTGTATCGATGTCCTTAACATATACATGTATATTAAAATGATCTACTGTTAGGTCATCGCCTGGCAACAGTACAAACGTCTCGTACTCCTCTCCAATCGACGTTATTAACGGATACTCCACGAACTTACCTTGATGTAGAATATACCTTTCAGCTAACGATGTTAAGTTCTGTGTTCCTGCATCCGTCTTCGTAAATGTAACGTCTTCGGTGAAAGTATAATGTATGCCGCCGATATTAAAAAATGAGTAACGCGGTATTGTGTATGTGCTAGGGGATAAATCACTTGTGGCAGTTGCATCGAATGTTAATGCACTTGTTTGGTGACCGACTGGCTTGTAGTCGAGTGACTTGACAATTCTATTCATATTTTCATAAAGCTCAGCTTCTGAAAACATTGACTCAGTTGCAGTCTGATTCAAGTAAAATAATAATGTATGGTAGCTGTATGCAATAATATCCATCATTGACGATAAATTACTACCTTCAAAGTTCTGGCCAGTGAAATAGCTGTTCTCGTTTAATCGCTGCTTTATTAGCGATTTTAAGCTCTCGGCATCAAATGCAGCATACGCTGTTTTGGGTAATGTGAAATCTGTTAATTCTTGTTTAGCCATTATCTATCCTATTTTGTTAATCCTCAAACATAAATCCGTCTGAATTTAATCTACCTTTTATTTTCTGTGCACCAACCGACTTATCCAGAATGTTAATGCCAAATGTAATATCATATGTACCAGAGTCTTGATGACCAACTACGTCGAGAGATATAATTTCAACTCTCGGCTCATTTCTAGGTACTTCTAATAAAACTGTACGTGCAATGCGATCCGCTGTAACACTATTTACTGGATCAAAGCAATATGACGACAAATCAAGGCCAAAACTCGGATTTAATAATTTTTCACCGGGACGCGTCGTTAATAGATTTTCTATAGAATTTTTAATCTCTGGGAGATCTCGTATGTCAGTTAAATCTGTATTAATAAAGAAGCTAGGATTAGCTGCATTGTTAGTTACTGTTGTATATTGTAGATCTAATAGAATGTCTTTATATTTGTAGGAGTCTATATCTTCTATTGAAGGATTTGCGTCTCCTTTAACAGCTTGAGGCTTAACGGTTTTCAGCTCATTTAGATTAATAGAACTCATATAAAGTATTTATTACTAACAAATTCGTTCCTAAAGCCTATAATAATATGCTGAAACAAATAAATATTTTTAACCTATGAGTAAATTTGACGTTATTGTAGAAGCTGCATTAGAAAGATTTCGTGGTACGAACTTTTTAGTTGGAGATCGTGTTAAACTTGTTGATAATTACCTGTCTCACGACTGGTTTAAGAAGCAGCCATCATTAAAGATTGAGCGAATCAAAGAAATGATTGATTCTGGTGATAATATCAGAGTAACTGCGGTAAAAGCTGATAGACCGGCTGTTGCCGATTCCGGCTCGTTTGAAGTTGTTGACGGGTTTTATGTTGATATTATGAGAGAAGCTGCTCCTGGGTTATTCTTACCAACTCAAGTATTTACATTTCCGCAAGAATTGCTTGAGCATCAAGATGACGGTATTAACTTGGCAGGCCCTACACCCGATGGTCAAATTCGCAAAGACACCTCTAATATTAAGCCTGAAGAGCTTGAAGGTGATTCTGACGAGCTCAGAAAACTACAAACTCATGGTGATGGTGATGATCTAGTGAATCCAAAAGATAACACAAATATTGAAACGGTACCTGCTGCAAAATCATATACTGCTAAATACATCGAGGGTTAATTTTTAGTAATATCTGAAAGTTGAATTAAACAGCTATACGCGTTAATTTCTTGATCTACTACAAACGCACTTCTATATAGCGCCTCAGCAACTGCAACTAATTGCATCTCTTTATGTTTGTTACTTGAAGTATCTATTTCGTTGAAAATCATTTTTAATAATACAGGATAGTCTGAATTAAACTTCTCTTCATTTTCAATTATATATTTTCTAACTCTGAGAACATGACCGTTTGTAGTAAGAGTCAGTATTTGTTTAGCGAATTCTTCTCCTTTAACAGAACTCGAAATTACAATCTCTCCGTTCGCCGAGCAACATTTCTGAACTTCATTAATTATTTTTCTAAGATCAGGATAGTTGTTCTTAATAAATTTCGCGAGCTCATCTGTCTGATCTTTCGATATAGAAACCTCTTGCTGATCTAAAATATGCTGGATTCGAGTAATGCACTCTTCTAACGGAGGTGTTAAATCTAAGCTCTGACACCTGCTCTGCAATGCGGGTATAATTCGATGACCGTAATTAGCAGTAAGAATAAATCTCGTAATTTCAGAATACTCTTCCATTGTATTCCGTAAAGCTCTCTGCGCATCTTGACTTAGACCGTCGCACTCGTCTAGAATGATAACCTTAATACCACCATCTAAGCTCATAGTACGGGCAAACTGAACGACTTTATTTCTTATTGTATCGATACCATTCTCGTCTGATGCATTGATATATAGATATTGAGACTTAAGAACGTCGTGAACGAGTACCTTCGCTAGCGTAGTCTTTCCCACTCCAGGACTACCAACGAGTAGAAGATTTGGTATCTCTTCCTCTTTTTGAAACTTACCGACAATGGCTGCATTTTCTGAAGTTAATATAACATCAGCCAGTACCTTCGGCCTATATTTTTCTATCCAAAGATTATCAAACATATTAATCTCCAGAACTCCCGAATCCTTTATCGCCTCGCTTCGACTCAACAACTTCATCAGCCCATTCACATTGTGGATGCAATAAAGGATAAACAACAAATTGCGCGATCTTATCACCCTTTTTGACTTCATGATTAGCTAACGTCATATTTCGATAATTAGTTTTAAGGTTATATAATTTAACACCTAAATCACCACGATATCCGTTATCTATAACACCTAGATGAGGTTGGATGCTGTGCTTAAATCCTAGACCAGATCGCGGCTCAATTCGAAACCAATATCCCGGTTGAATATATGCTAATGTCAAACCGACAGGTACGATAGCGCTGCTACCGGCTTTAACAGTTACATCTTCAACAGCTACTAAATCGTAACCTGAATCACCGGTTCCAATGTCACTATTGTTTGCTCTAGGTAATTGTGCATCCGGATGTGTCTTAACAAACTTAACGCTTGGATTGAGTATTAAATGTTGTCGTGTTATTAACGGGACTGAATCTTTTGACATATCTTCTTAACTTCATCTCATAATAAGATACATATTCCTAATGTCCAGTAAAAACTATCATTAAATCCATTTAGTACCAAAATCATACGTCTTACCGTTTGGTTCTGGTTGAGGTTGTTGCGGTGTTTCGTTGAGAAGTGTTTCACCATCAGCTTGCGGTTTTGATTGACCAGACTCGACAGTTACACCGCCGTTTGTCTGTACCCACTGAATCAGATCCTGTACCTTCTGATCACTTATAGTATATACGCCATGATTTTCGATCCATAAATTAGCCATATTAATATTATACGTGATATAACCGATAAGTCAACTAAATATTTTGGCATGAGCAAGGACAATGATGAAATTAAGTCTTTAGTTGACCAATTAAAGGACAATACAATTGTTAATAATTCAATACAACAAACTTCGGAGGAATTCCGATTAGATAAAGATGATATAGAGGACTTTGTTGTTCAAAATTCAGGTAAGCTAATCAATGAAAGTCTTGATGTTATGAATAACGTAAAGGATTATATAATGGCGTCCGGTGACCCGGATAGCATTAGCGCTTTATCTGAACTTATAAGAGCATCCAGCGGAGCTATCGAATCTCTTAATAAGATTGTGATTCAAAATAAGCGCTCAGCAACGTCGCTTGCTACAAAAAAAATGGATATAGATTCAAAGGTTGCTATTGAAGAAAAGAAGTCCGATGCCCTTATAGGTACAAGAGAGGAAATGTTTAAGAAAATATTAGATCAAGCCAAGGTAGTCGATGTTAATGTAGCTGAACCTAATCTCGACCAAACTCCTGAACCTGACCCGCCTGCAAAATAGAGTTTGAGGTAACTAGCTTATTTAACGTCTGTATTTTATTGCGCATCACATCGACAGTAATCTTTGAGTTTTCAATAACAATATCAAATCTACCGTCCTTAACCTTCTTTTTGTTTTGCGCTACTCGAGAGTATGATAAGATCTTATAAACAGCTCCAAGAGTATCTGATACAATATCGTCAATTATCGTAATAGATTGAGTCATACGCGTCCAGTGTAAATGATCGGTCATTAAATTATCTCCATGGGCCTGTGTAGGTGTTGACAGTGACTCCAGTGCTCTACTCATATGTATACGATAATGTGTACTTACTTTCTTTGCAGCCTCCATCATATTTATTTTTGTTTGATCGTCAAGCTTATCTTGTATATTGGCCGGTATTGATGTCGGTATAACGCTGGCTCCACCAATTGTTTTTAATATAGTATGCGATATGTCCCAATACGGTATAACTGTATTATCTACTACTTCAAATATCCTACCGAGCGAACCTACGCTGTCGCTAAATTCTGTAAAATAATCAGCAACATCATCTGTTACTAAGCTCTTATATTCCTGCCTTACCTTATGATGAGCTTTTCTGAATCGGTCATGCCAATGAACAAGAAATTCATCATTCATGTTACCTGCACCAAACCGTGTCTTTAATTTTTCAATAGTATCAGTAACGTTCTGCGTCACATCACTATCGGGAATTTCTTTCCATTCTCTCAGTTCAGTAATAATATTATACGCGTGGAAATACGTTTTACCGCCTTCTACTTTTTTTGTAGGTAAATTATCTTTAGATCTAATCCAAACTTCGTTTTTACTCAAGTATGAATTTATACCAATTAAGTCGTATTTTTTGTCGGATTGATTTGACGATACAACATTAGCTCCGACAGCACTTTCTTGAGCATTAAATGTTCCATTGTTTATACTTTGAAAAAGTTTTGCCTGCTCAGTAATTGGATCGTTGAGATGTTTTGTCTCGCTCCACGCATAGTTTGCAGCAACATAATCTCCATACTCATTAACAATCTTAATAAAATTAGAAGTAGCAATATGAAAATCGACTGAATTGGATATTTCGTAATCCGCTAATTCAGGTGCTCCAGTATTTATCGGTATTTGTATATCTGCCATTATACTATCGCTGTTTGTGTACCGTCAATTCCAAGCTCAGGTATCATTGCATCTGTATTTATATAGTTGTTTTTATAATAACCATCATACGAAGCGATTATATCAGTACCGAGAATATCGTCAGATGAATGAGGCTTAACACATACTACGGTGTTTACATATGCTCCGCTGTTTATTGCAAAATAATGGTCAACAGAAGTTGCAAACCATTCGCCGATTAATATTTTCGACATTGTCGCTTCTCTTAGAGCTTCAGATGAAGCTAGTACGCTATATCTACCTGATGACCTAGCTGTAGACCCGTCAACATCATATGAAATGCTTGGTGCCAAGCCGAGAGCTTTTTTAATTATTTGATTTATACCGCCAGCAATTCGTTCGTCCCTTTTCTTACCACCAGTATAAACATGCTTTGTTATTATATTTTCCATCTTCTCGTCATTTAATGGAAAGATAGATTGACCATTTACTTTGTCAGCGTAGAGTCTTTGCAATTTATTTCTAATCGCAACAGCATGTGTATCAGTACTGTCAATAGAAAATTGCTTACTACCATGAGCATAATTATGCACATGAGTGCTAATAAATTCGCGAATGCTGTCCATATTCGACATATTTGTATAGCAATAGCCTTGTAATGTTTCAAGGTTAGAAATTGTAGCTTTAGTAAGACCGAACGTGTTAGTTTCGGACATATTAAAATCGTCATTATCATTAGTCGATAACGTCATTTCTCCTGTCTGTACGTTATATAAATCTATAATATACGAATCAGCTCTATGATCACCCTCCAATACGCGCTTATAATAATCTTCAACCGGTCTCAGAAAAAATTCACCGTCGCGTTCTCTGCCTAATATGCATACATCTTTTGCCCCTACACTAGCATGATTGTCGAGCATATATTCAATATCATCATAAGCGGTGTGATTATTAGGTGACGAATAAAACTGCTTTGTGAGGCCGCGATCCCAATCGCGGGAAAATTTGACATTTTTACCTAAGCTCGACTGTATGCGATGCTTTATTGACTCACCGGTATATGCCTTTCTCATCTCATTGCTGACATGGCTTAGATTTAATTTGTCTTGAGTCCTTGCAAGAATGACATCAGATGTTGACCACTGCCTATGATCCTCAGATAATCTCTGATCAGCAACCTCTCTCAATACAAATGTTTTTGTTTTAACAAACCCTCTACTGTTTAGTTCGTCAATTTCATCTTCAATGAAAAAATTATATGATATTAGCCACTCTTTATCTGATAGTGGACCTTGAGGTTTAATTTTAATAGAAAGAGTATCTCTACTATCCGAGTTGAATACATATTTCGGTGTAAATACTCTATTAACTGCATCCTGAGAGCTTTCAGCAAATGTATCAATTACATTACCAGTATTGTCGAATGATACATAGCCTTCCTTAAAAATAGAAAATACATTATCGCGGATATATATGTCTTTGATTATACCTGTAGGCAGAGGCATCCGGTTAAGTCCATTACTCAAAATAAGTTCAACATTATAATCATGATTATTAAATTGAACAGCTGTAATATTTGGCGGTAATATAAAAGACATATTATCTCCGTAGTTTATTCAGTACTATTGTCACTACATCTGGCTTTAATATACGCAACAACATTCCAGGTTCAGGTAACAATACCGGATTCATAATTTTATTGGTCAGCAAAATCAGCCACCACAAATTCTGTGTACCGTATATTTCCATGCTAATACGTACCCAAGTTTGCTTACCAGCTACGCGGATATAATAAAAATATGCCTCATCTATATCGTCTGGTATTTCGAGCGTTTTTAATATGTTATGAGCATAGTAAATGTCGTCAACTTTGTACATATTAAATATCTGCTCATATGCCTTCACGTCAACATTTGGTAACTCGTCTATTTCAACTATATTTTTATATGTATCTTCTTTCATAATTAGGAGCTTGGGTTTACATATGCGTTATAAATACCTCCTGCTAACGTTCCTGATCCAAGAGAGCTGTGATAAAATAGGTTCTTACTTTCAGGTATCAGCGATTTGAGCTCGATATTAATTTGATACGCATCCGGTATCATAGCTTCAACCACCCGGTTCTTCATCTTCGTCTTGTCCTCGACGAACACTTTTGAGCTAAATTTACTTGTGCGTTTGTGAGCGCGCACAACATCGCGGAAGAATTCGCCTTCTCCTCCACCGAAATCTCGCGGTATATCAACTTCCATCTTTCCCGTGGGAGTTTCATGCAGATACGGTACCTGCATAAGACGAGTAGCGCCGCGATTAACAACGCGTAGCGATGATATATATGCATACGGTGAATAAAATGTTCCCGGTATTTCGACTTCATATATTACTGGTGGTTCGAGGAATATCTTTGA